GATGATGAATGATTGTTACGGGTCTACTCCGATCGATGGCGTAAAAGCATTGGTTGCATATCCTGAATCGCAAAAAACAGGTATTCGTATTTTTCATAAGGTTCAAACACTCAAGTGTCTTCGGAATGTCACGTTTCCTCGGGCATCATTTGAGCCTCCGACGAATAGTGGATATGAAACGTCCGAGCTCCATGAGATTCCGATTGAATTTCCTTCGTTCATCAAGCTACAACGTATTCGCGTACAGCTCCACCGCACAGCTTTGTCGCAGTCGCGATTTACGTTTTATTGCTTTGATCGTGCATCGGAAACAGTAGAGTTGTTGGATATTGATGGATCGGGGACGTATGGTGTCAGCGGTTTTTATGAACGCGCAATCGAAAACAGTCCGATTATTAGCATTTTGAGATTTTTTACGCAGTTTAATAAAAGTGCAACCGGAAGCGCATCGGGGTTGCTAAGCGTCTCTCTCGATTATGAAGAAGTTCAAGGAGCAGGAGTTCGTTGATACGTCTGAATTTAAGCAGGCTGTTGAAGATACGGTTAGGCAATTTTTGTCAAATCCCGAATTAAGTCCGCCGATCCAGTTTCATCGACATGATGGGTTTGATGCGCTCCCTGTTCAACTAAAACATTTGGAAGGGCTCTTTCGTACGGTTACGGCAGTACCCGATTTTACGCCGCGCAAAGCCATCGATCAGATATTGATTTATGAGAATGCAGGATCATACGCGCTTTACCTGTACGATGCAGCGAATGCGGCGTGGGTTTCTGTAGCTCTTTCAACGTGATACAATCTATTCATATGCCTGGATTGAACCCTGAAAAATCGCCGCAGGACAGCCCGAATTATATTGGCGCTACAAATTGGAGCAGTCTGCAAACACAGTACACGCCGTACCAGCTGGAACAGGCGACAACGCGAGATGACCAAGGTAATATTTTTTGGAATCCTGAAGAGAATATTTCGTCCATTCCGGCATCAGAACCCTTTAAGCCTCCGAAAAATGAAACGATTTCGTCTGATAATTTAGTCGGAACGAACGAAGATGTGCAGTATCCCGATGTTCCGGGTGCTGCGGATTTTGAAACGCGAAACGCGGTCGCAGAGCAGTATCTAAGCGGGATGGATAAAGCGATCGACGATATAGACAAGCAGCAGGAGGCAACGCAGGCGGAAGCCGTTCAGAGTCAAGAGGGTGTTGTCAGCGGTCTGAAAGATCGACTGGCCTCGATTGTGGGCGCAACAACGCGATCGGACTTCCTGCGCCAGAGTGAAGCGAAGCTGGAGGAACAGAAAAATGCCCTGAAAAATATCCGCCAAAAGATTGTGGATGCGACGAATGCGATGAACGAGGGCATTATTTACGAAGAGAATCGTCCGGTCCGCGCCTCGCTGCTTCAAGGGCGTTCATTCAACCTCCAGAAGCAGCAGCAGGCAAAGATCGAATCCCTCAAAGGAGTCGCGGAGCTCATTAAGGGAAACATTGATGAAGCTCGCGCGTACGCGGATCGCATGGTAACGGCCCTCGGGGACGATCTCAATGACCAGGAAGCCGCTCTTTTGACGCTTTTGGATTTGGAAAATGCGGATCTCATCACATTGAGGGTGGACGAAAAGGAGACGATTAACAGGCGCCGGCAACAGCTGGTCGATGAAGCGACGCGATTGCAGACGAATAAAGATACGCTCGTAACGATGGCTGAAAACTATCCGGACTCGTTTGCGCAGTCAGGTGCGACGTTCATGGATACGCCGGAAGAAGCGCTCAAGAAGATGCTGCCGTTCCTGTCCGAACGCGAGCGCCTTGAATTGCAGCAGTTGCGCGAACAGGTTGAGGCGACGAGCAGAAGTAATCGTGGTAGTGGGGGCGGCGGGGGATCCGATATCCTTTCGCTCTTCGATGAAGAGGAATCGCAACGTATTGCAGCAGCTTATGACGCCGGACTTTCGGTTGAGGATACGGTTCGAGATTTGCAGTCTGTCATGGGCGGGCCTCTTGATACGAAGCAGGTCAACGCTGTGAAAAATTATTTCAGTACACAATCGAAGCCGGGTGAAGGCGATCAACCGTTGAGCATCAAAGATGTCAGTGATGCTGGATGGGATGTGCAGGCGCATCCTGAATACGTGGGTAAAACGATGTCGGAGATTTTGCAGATGCAAAATAATCAGTCGGAAGGAGAAGGTTGGCTTTCAAAGGGATGGAATTGGGTAACAGGATTATTTGGAGGAGAGTGATCGAAGTGTATGCCTCGAAAGTCACTCGACGAAATTTCGTCGATTATCAATGGACGGATTGGCGGCGGAAGTAACATTCCGTCGCCTACATTGAATCAAACGGGAAGTCGAAAGTCACTCGACGAAATTTCGTCGATTATCAATGGACGGATTGGCGGCGGTAAGGCGGCACCCAGCAAGGTTGCATCCAGCAAGTCACCTCGACAGGCAGCGGAAGATATCAAATCAAAGTTCGCGTTTCGGAAGTCAAAGACGGAACCGTCTCCAAAGGAACCGGTTGGCCCTGTTGGCCAGGGGCCTCGAAAAAGCGCCCTGGAAGAGAGTACGATTGATCGCTTGAAAAAGGAGCATGCAGTCATTTCATCGCTCTCCACGGCATATCACCCAAAGACACGCGAGCAGATTGAGGCGTACAAAGAGATTGGACGCATTAACAAAGACGTGCTTGAAGCGAGCGACAATGTTGAACACTTTTTTTCGTCCATGCGAAGCATCACAACGTCTCTTCGGGATTTCCGAAAAGATGCACCGCAACAAAAAGAAAATACTCCTGTTGTCGGCGTTCCTTTTCAACCGTCCGGATCGACGGTGAACGCCGCCGTGCGTTTCGTCGGAGGCGTGGCAGATAACATCATCCAAACCTTTCAGCGGGCAGGGGGAGCGATTAAGGAAGCATCGACAAAGGAGACGGAGCGGGAACAGTTTTTTTCGCTTGCACCGTCAGCATTTGAAAACGCGATCAACCTAACCGGTGGATTTTTAATGCTCCAGGCGATGTCCGCTATGCCCGAGATCGGAGGACTTGCCGGTGCGACTGTTGGCGGGGAAAAAGGGAGAAAGGCCGGAGAACATGGGGCAGAGGCTGTCGAGCAGAACGTTTTCGGATCCATTCAGGCCGCCGGCGGATCGATCGCTGCAGGGAGCTACGGACTCGTTAATCCGAATGCGACGCCGGAGGAGCTCGATTCGATTAAGGAGATGGCCGGCCTGGGCGCGATCATCCTCGCGTTCCACGGAGCGGGCAAAGCTGTAGGAAAAGGCCGGTCTGTCATTCAGGAACGCATGACGATTAAGGACACACTCAAGACTGCCGGGGACATGCTTGGCGTTAAAGATCCCCAAAAAGCGACTGTCTCGGAGATCAAAGAAAAATATCGTCAGAAAGTCAAGGATTACGAGGTTATTGACGATATGGCCTCACGCTCCAAAATTGAGGCTCTAAGCGTTTCAGAGCGTCTCTTGTCCTCTTATGCCCAAATCAAGGATAACTCTGCTCTACGGCCACAATGGGCGGCCACATGGGGCGATAAGATGTCTCGGGCTGTCCAGCTTGCAGATCAGGCGCAGTCTTTCGGTGAAGCGGTGCAAGAGGTCGGAAAAATTGAAGCGGTCCTCGAAACGCCGGTATCGTCCCGAACAAAGCGCATGGCGGCCGAGCTTGAAGATCCTGTTACGCAATATGCGTTTGAACGTGAAATCATTGAAGCGATCCAAAAGGACGATCCGAAGTCGGAAATTAAGACGCGGCACGTTGACGATGTGTACGATGATCGTCCGGCATATTTTGATTCAGCGACCGGAGAAATCGTTTTCAATGATCCTGTGATCGCGCAAGATGTTTCCAAGCTCCTCAATGGCGACACGATCGTTGTCGGAGGCAAGCGTAAGCGAACGTTTACGGCTAAGACCGGAGAGCGTCCAAGCGATCTCATGAAGCGATATAAGGAAACGATTATGGTCCATGAAGAGGCGCACGTGAAAACGATCACGCCAGATGATTTGAACCGTATTCGTGAAGCGGAAAAAGCGCAGAACCAGTCAGAGCTTGACGCTATCCGTCGGGATCTCGAGGACCGGGCTGAACGATATATTTTCGAGAACACTCCGAAGCCGAAAACGATCAAGCGAGCGGCCACGGAAGAGCTCCAGCAGCGCGCAGAGGATATGGCGGATCGTGTTATCGCACGGCGGGAGACGGAACAGCGGTATAAGGAGACGCGAGAACGTTTAAAGACGGAACGTGAAAATTTGAAATTTGAAGAGCGCAGAGAGGAGCAGTACAAAGATTGGAAGCGTCGCGTCTCACGAACGCCCGAGCTCGAGGAAATGGATGTGGCAGGATTGAGTTCACGGCTGCGCGGAGATATGAAGGAACGCGAGCGCGTGATGCGCGGCCGCACGGCAACAGGTGCAGAGATCCTGCGACGGCAGCGTGCGGAACGGGCTATCGAGAATCTCCCTGATTCGGACAAGGTGCTCGATGCGTTCCGCGAGCGATTGAATAAAGAACGAATGATCCGGCAAGAGTTGAGCCGCGCCAAATCAGAAAATGAAGCCTTGCCACGCGAGACAAAGGCAGAGCGCAAGGCTCGCGAAACCGTGGAGCAGGAAATAAAGCGCCGGCAAGAAAAGCGAGAAACGGCCGTTGACCGGCAGAAGAATCTGCGAAAGGCCGATCGGAAGCGCATGGAGGAAAAGCAGAAAACCTCCCTGTCGCGCCGCAAGGTTAAAGAGACACTCGAACGGGCTTTTCTCAAGCAGTCCGCGGAACGTGCGAAAGCCAGGCTGCGACAGAAGTTCAATAACAAGGCGGCTGCTCAACAGATTCTCGTTGACTTCATGCGCGAGAACCGTGTTCCAAAAGAAGTGCGCGGAAGTTTTTTGGTCAAGTTGAAAAATGTCAAAGACGCCGAACGTGCGGCGGAGATCATTGATGATGTCCGCGCGAAGTGGAATACGTTTGAACGGAAACGATTGCAGAAAAAGATAAAGAAAACACTGCAGAACGCGAAGGTCGCTCTCCGGGCGGGGCTGCCGCGCGGGAAGCTGACGGCGGAACATCAGGCGCGCATCGATGCTGTCAGGGAATACGTGAGCATGGATCGAGCGGAGGTGAACAGGCGCATGGTGGAATTAACGCGAAAAGCGGACGAGATGCAGCGTGCATCTGGTGAGGCTTCGTATGAGATGCCCGAAGAGATCGCGCGGCAGATCGATTTGTTGAATCTTGGCGGCATGAAAGATCAAACGTTGCCGCAGTTGCGCTACACGCTCGAAACGATCCAGTCCTATGTCACGGAAGGGAAGACGAAGCGGAACGAGATGATCGATGCGCGGCGCGCGCGACAAAACGAGGTGACGAAAGAAATCGTTGAAGAAGTGTACAATTCTCCGACGCGTCCGCTTGAAACGCGTATCGATCCCGCCAAGGCGGCGAGTAATTGGCGCGAGAAGCTTCGCGGGTATTTGAACAACCATTCTGCGTACCAGGCGATCGCTCGGCGCGTTGGTGGAAGATTTGAACAGCTGGTAGACCGCGTTTCAAGAAAAGGTATCGATGCTTTAATCGAATATACGGACTACATGGAGCGATTTCAAAAGACCGGAACCGAATTGTATGGGAGCGAAAAGAAGTGGATCCATGCGCAGATCGATATGGAACCGGTTCACGATCTTGGCGTTTTTAAGAACACGAAAGGGGAAGATATTGCCGTACGCGTGAGCCGCAACAACGCGCTTGCGATGTGGATGTATGACCAGACGAAGGTCGGAAGCGAACGGATCACGCGCGGGAATACGTGGACGCCCGAAATCAGGGAAGCTGTCTACGATCTCTTGAAGCCCGAAGATAAGCAGATGGGGACGTGGCTCATTGACAACGGATACGCGCCCTTATGGGACAAGCTCGCACCGGTCTTTGAAGAGCGTAGCGGCGTGCCGCTCGGGTATCGGGAGCGATACGCCGGCCCTATGCACGACGAAGGCATGCACATAGATGACCGAGGTGTTGCGGGATTCGCTGAATCCGGACTGAATGATCTAAAACAGTACAGCGTTTCCATTGATCCGGGCATGGTTCGTCGGACGGATCCTCGCGTATTCTCCGCGTTGAAGCTCGTTGACCCGTTTCAGGAATACCGCCGGTACGTGCAACGCGCGACATGGTATGAGCAGACGGCAAAAGATCTCACGGATCTGAATGCGATTATTCGAGACAAAGACTTCCGCGGAGCGATGGAGACGAAATACGGAAAAGCGTTTCTTGAAACCGTTGACTGGCATACGGAAAACTTGACCGGAGGCGGTCGTGTGAAGAGCGGTAAGGATCAATGGAATCCGACGGGCGTCGACCAGTTGAGTAACGCCTTGTTCAAGGGCATCCTCTCGAATGTCCGTGTTGCTGTTGGGCAGTTTTCCGCGAACGCGCAATATCGAGCGGAATCGGGATCAATGAATATTCCGTTAAGAGATTACGAGTGGGGATTACGAAACCGCTGGAACAAGTCTCGTCGTCAGATTTTAGAGAAACACGTAAACGTCCTACGACTCCGCCGGCTGCGTCCCGTATCGGAAATTTCAGAGCGGCCTAGTAAACACTGGACAGTGCGTAAGATCAAATCAACAGCGGATCTCGGGATGCGCCTCACAACGGAACCAGCGGACCAGTACGTCAACATGCGCGGCGCGTCCGGCATCTTTTGGGGATTGGTGCGCAAATATGGACGCGAGGGCATGTCGGAAAAGGACGCATACGTGCGCGCCGGCGAGGTCGTTAATTCCGTTATCCTCCGTACGCAGCCGGATATGACGTTTATCGGCAAGCCGCGATTCTCGCAGGAAGCGGGAACAAAATTCTTTGCGGAATTGACGCAGCAGAACATGAAGATTGCGAGCAGCATGATCGATGCGGTGCGCCTCATGCGCGACGGACGGCTGACAAAGACGCAGGCGACAAAATATATCGGGTACACCGTGTTCCTGCAGGGGCTCCTGTTCTACTGGTTGCGTGCTGGCGCGAGCGTCCCGGGCAAGATGGTTAAAGCGGCCGTAACGGAAGCCATGGGAGAAAAGGAGAAAGCGGAGGAAACGCGAAAGCGGGCCACGAGCGTGTTCAAGCTTCATGAGGCTGCGATGGGATCGGCGATCGCGATGACAGAACAAGCCACGGGATTCTTCCTCATCGGAGATTTTATCAATACCATTCTGCAGAATGTCTTGATGGGGAAAAATTACGAATTTCGTCCAGGGGTCACGCTGAATGTTTTTTCAGAAGGTATCCAACGAGCAGCGCAACAATTCGCGTCAGGGGATTTTGACGAAGGGACGTTCTATCTGCTCCGAACAGCGACGCGTGCCCTGGGCGTATCGGATATGATGCTTACGCCATTCGAGGGAATGAAAGACGCTTGGGCCGCGAAAAATGAAAAACGCAAGCGCCGTAAGCGCTAACCAGTGTCCTCGGAAGATGCAACGTAGCCGCAGACAGGGCACTCCATGTGATCGTATTCCCATTCACCGTCCGCATTCGTATAGCCGACAGGATAGAAATAAATGAGTGCATGACACTCAGGGCACTCTTTTTTTTCCGTGTCAGGAATCTTCATAAAGTTTTTCTACTATCACGACGGCGCTCAACGGGATCCCGTTGACTTTGTCCGGATCGCCCTTCATCCATTTTGCAAAAATTGCATGCACCTGTCGATCGTCGATATAGGCAATGCCGTTTAGAGCATCTTGCACCGTTTCAACGATGCCGGAGAGATCCGCGCGAGACCTGGGAGCCTTCCATGCGCGTACAAACAGTTTAACGGGTGTTTCGATCGGAGTGAAGCCACGAGCCTGCAGGGACGCTTCCTGGCGCAGAAACTGTTCCGACTCCACGGCTCTCAGGTTCGGTTGAAGAAACGGCTTTCCGCGACTGCTGACCCTCGGGATCTTGGAGTTCTTCTTTGGAACGATCGACATGGTCAATCGAAAAAGGATGACATTTGATTCCATAAATTTATTTTTTATCTTTCCTTCCCCTGCATTTCTTGCATTGTTTAGGATCGCTCGTATTAACGCTCTCAATGATTCGAGTAGGAAGTTCTATTCTGCCTATTGCACCGCTTGAAATGACAGATATTTCTTCTTCACGCGTCAATGCACGCTCCTCAATAGGTGGTAGGAGTGTATCCGCTTTCTCCTGTTGACGGATCGCTCTCTTCCATTCCTTGAGTGCTTTTCTGCGTATCGGTTGCGTACAATAATCTCCTTCGAGTAGCCATTGAATTACTTCTCGCGTTTCCAGTGAGAGCGAGACCTGTAGCTTCGAAGGAGGCGGGAGATGTTTAGATCGTGGCATACTATTTACCGATCAGTCGAAGCCACGACATGACCCTTATGAGGGTACGGCGAAGCCATGACGGACGTTTCACGTAAAGTTTTTTAGCACGATGTTGGAGCATGCGCCAGTCGTTCATCCCGGCTTTGCCAGGGCTCTTGTGCCGGCAGATTGACGGGTTGCGATACCTGCGAAAATTTCTATCGAAAGCTCGCCCGCGACTCGGCATGGATCGGCCGCACGTGCATTTCAGAGGACATTCAGAGAGTAAAACATTCATAAAGAAGTAGGGTCATTAGCGGTTAATCCCGCTCATCCCGAAGGTGTACGATATTTCCGTACACCTGTGAGGGAGGGAGCTAGGCTTCGTGCTTGCCTTCCACACCACGCGCCTTACGATCCGCTGTACGGGCGTTTAATGCTTCGACCGCCTGCTTCATGCCGACGATAGCGGTTTCGTTCTCCTTGCACGAAAAACGTCCGTTCAGATCGGTAAGGCGTTCAAGCGAAACGCGGAGCATTTCTTCGATCGTCGTACCGTTTTCCTCGGTTCCGTCTTCGTGCAACTCGTAGAAGACGACGGGCTGAAAACGGAGTGTATCGTCTTCATCTCTCTTGAAATTCAAAAGAGCGTACTCATTTGACAGCTTAGTACTAACTGTTCCCATAAAATTAAATAGTTTACTGGACGTTAATCCGCCCTCCGACCCTCACAGAATGAAGGCGAGGAGGAGGGACTACAGCTTTTCAAGACATTTGTTGTCCCAAAGTAAATCCGACATATACATCCGAATCGTTCCAGTCGCAACACTTCCGTCCGGACAATCATGGGATACTTCGATCAAACATCCCGTAAAATGACAGCAGTCCGGCGTATCCTGACAGAGTTCTATTTCTTCTTTGTTATCCGTATAAAAACATTTGTCTTTAATGAGATCGTTTAACTGCCCATAGGCCTCAACCGTTGAGACTTGTTTCGTGTTTGTGGACTGGCACCCTGCTCCGAGAAGAAGGATGCAGAAAATAAAGAGGAAGTATTTCATAGGGGTTATTCGTTAGCTTTTAATCTATAGAATCGTCTCTCATCGTCATTCTCAGGTTCGTATCCAGCTTCCTCTGGTGTCTGACGAGGGATCATGCTTTCCATACTTTCTTTTTATACGCTTCCTCGCATTGCTTCTTGGCGTCGTGACCAAGAGTGTACTGAATGGTGAGGAGCCAACGCTGGTGTTCAAGACTACGAGCTAGCCGGTGGATAGCGAGACCGTAAAAGATGAAAATTAGAGGGACTGCGATGTATTCGGGCATAGAGATTATTCTTTTTTAGCTTCTTCGAGCTTCTGGCGGAGAGCTTTAGAAAATGCACCGCCCATATTTTTCCATTGATTCCATAACTGTATCGCCTCCTCCAGTCCAGCAATTCTACCTTCATTGTAGGCTTTCACTTCTTCTCTAATGTGTTCCTGTTCTTCCGCTACTTTTTTACGGAAGCGCGGAGTTTTCATCTTCATCGTCTCTTGGATAGATGGGGATTTTTTCATAGGTTTTTAGATTTTTTGAGCTTGGAACGGAGATGGATTGGATCACCTAAATCCTTTCCGCAAAGAGCGCACTCGTCTTTCGTGCCCGCAACATGAACATGTGGGTCTCCATCTATCCGAATACGTAAAGCGTTTTCAAACTCATGCCCGCTTTGTGGATCGTAACAATTCCCGTGATCTTTAAACAATTTCATCGCCTCTGCCAGCCCAGCAATTCGTCCGCGTTGATAATCAATGCCACTTTCCAACGCCTCCCTCCTTCCTTGGAGACGGCCACGGGCTTCGGCTTCAGTGACGATACGCCTCACCATATTGTGGATACCAAACGGACTCATGGGCGTTGAGCAATCCGTTTCGAGGATATTTGTTTCTTCGTCCATAAACTTATGCCCCCGCAATGTATCGTGGAAAATCTGTTCCCACCATTCTTCTTGTTCTTTGGTCATAGGGGTTAGGGGGTTATTTTTTTACCAAGTTGTTCAAATCTTTTTTGAAGCCGCGAATACGTCTTATCTACGCAACATCCGCTTCCCTCATTTTCGCGGATTTCTTTCTCCAGTCGTTCGGACTCATACGGTAACTTGAGCAAAAAATAAAACTGTTCTTTTGATACATCCAATCCCGCATCGCTCATAGCCTGCGTTGCCACTAAAACGAGCCGCATCATTTCGTACGAAAGACGATTGAGTATATTGCGATCTTCCATCTCTTCTTGAAAGACTTTATAAAGCGGATGTTTTCGATGATCTTGCGCCGCGAGGTTAGCCATGCTCTGAATTACATCACCTAAAATTTGTTCTTCTTTGGTGGACATAGGGGTTAGGGGGAGGGGGCGACAGTATATTTCCGCCCGTTAATTACAACGTCATTGAATGGATTGCTCGCCAAACGCATGAGAGACGCGAGGAACAGACGGTCAATCGGTTTCGGGTCGAGCTTCGGAGCTTCCTTTTTGATTTTAAGTTTGTAACCAGAACCCTCCCATTGCCGGATCATCACGCCCCAGTCATCAGGCACTTCTTTCTGTTCAAAACCAAAACCGAAATGTACTATTTCGTATTCGTAAATTACGAGATACCACCTATCACAGAATTGCTTGATGGCCTCCGCTTTTTCTGGCTGTTTTAATTCACGGAGCCAGTCGGCACGGGATGTTTTAATCTCGAATCCTATAAGCTCCAACCCCTTTGACGGCCAGCAGTGCATCGCGATTGCATCCGCGCGTCGTGCATACCCTCCTGTCATATTTTGAAACTCGGCAATAATCGCACTATCAGGATGCGGATATTGCTCACGTAGTAGCTCCAAGAGTTCAAGGGTCTTTTTTGTCATATCATTCCTTCCTCCCCCTTCGCCTTAGTGGCCGCTTCGCAATCTTCCTTCGTGCGGAAGGCGAGACCGGCGCGGACGATGGCGTGGTCAAAAGGATTACTGTTGTGAAATTCAGTTTTATAGACTTTTCCATTTCCACAAAACCAGTATTTCATTCCATTTTCCACATTCGCCAGCGTCAACGGCTTAGGAGCGGGTTGAATCTTGACGGTGTACCCTCTTTCTTCGAGTTCTCTGATGGTGATTGGACATAAATTGCCATACCCATTTTCTGTAAACACAATATCGCTCGGATCAATAACAATTAAGTTGCGATGAGTATACGTGTTTTTCGGGACGAGCTTCGCTCCGATGGGATATTTGTCTGACATATATTTAGTTAATTCAATTAGGATTTTATGAATGCTATCCAGTGCGTCTTGCTGTTCTTTCCGCTCTTGTGGCCAAATAAAGGTTTTTCATCCGTGAGCTCAAGTATTTTACGGAGCGGGATCTCTATTTCCGACCACTTGAATATCAGCACCCCTTCTTTTTGCAGAACGCGGAAACACTCAGAGAATCCCTTGCGGATATCGTCCTGCCACGTTTCTTTATTCAATGAGCCATACTTCTTTCCCATCCATCCAGTCTTCCCGTTTCGTTTTAATATATGCGGTGGATCGAAAACAACGAGCTTGAATGTATTTGAGGCGAGCTCGAGATCGCGGAAGTCCATGATCTTATCCGGCTTCACTTCAAAGAGTCTCTGCTGATCCCCTTTTTCCCAGATGACCTGCTTTGGAAATACACGATTATCTAAGAATAGAGCTCGGGGGTCGTGCTTATTGAACCAGAACGTGCGGCCGCCGCAACACACATCGAGGATTAGAGGGTATTTTTGCATAATTCTCATCTTCGCTCCGCTCGTGTTGAGTGAAGCAAAGGCGAGAGAAGATTGAGGCAGGATTCGAACTTGCATGACCCCACCCCGTGCACGGGGCTTCGGCCTACCAGTCCTAGGATATAGCTGGCACAGCAATACCATTCTGCTGTCACTCAATCTCCTTACTCGTCTGCGGTTTCCCGCCTGCTGGATACAACGGCACGTCTCGCTTCTTCTCCCACTCCCTAGACGTGCATATATGGGGTGGGGCTTATCTGTCCGGTATACTCGGATGTTGTACCCATGAGGCGAGAGAAGATTGAGGCGAGGATTTGCACCTCGCATGACAAACGGCTCCAAATTCGGGTTTAGTAGCTCAGGAGTCACTTCACCGCCTGTAAGACCCCGAAAGCCTGTACGGCTCGTAGCGTCTACCTATTCCGCCACTCAATCTCCTTACTCGTCTGCGGTTTCCCGCCTTGAAGCAGTGAGCCGTGACCTACTCGGACGGTTTTGTCATCACGATCGTCCGTCTTTTCTCACCACTTCGAGGCGAGGGGCAAGACTGGTCACATCTTACCCTCGCTATGAATTTTTAATGTGTTGAAATCTCATGTGTGTATCTACATATTGTGACCAGATTAAGAGTTAGATAAGTTTATGTACGCGGGTTCCATTTCCCGCCTTCACTCCGCTCATGTCGAGTAGCAAACCCATCCCCCGAAGAAGACGGCATCTGGTCGCCGAACGGCCAGCTCACACGAACGAAGTGGAGGCGAGAGGCCATCCAGTGACGACTATAGCCAAGGCAATTTAATTCCTCGGACGTTTCACTGGATGGCAGGTTCTCTCGCTTTTCGATCCTTCAATATGGTTTTGGCTCTCCATTGTCAGGGATCAGTTGCAATGGGTGGGCTAGCGCCGTCTATAGCGGATCCGGTTAAACCAGCAGCCCTTTGCCGATCTAACTTTCAGTGCACCCCGCCTAAAGATACTGAAAGGGAAAGGCCCTACTCTGCGGAGTTTCCGGCCGCAACCGTTATCAGTATCTCGAGGCGAGGCACGAGAGAGCTTCATGGACTCGTGCCTGCCTAATCAAACAACTGAGAAGGAACGTGTACTGAGGGGCAATGTGCCCCTCTATCGCTTCGGAAATATTCCTGGTTCATCGTTCCGGAGCGATAGAGGGGAGAGGAGATGTCAAATCTCCTCTCGAGATACGTAAAGTGCTATGAGATCACGTCCGGAAAACTAGCAGCAAGATCAATGCTGCGTGCACGAATGCGGTGAGCGCCTCCGTGCATCAGTACATACAGCTCGATGACGGCAATGCGTTTCGCATCTGCTTCAACGAGCAACGGGATGTGCGCCGGCGGGACTTTCAGCACCGTCACACGGACACGATTTTTCAGTACAACCTGCGTCACACGTCACCTCCTTTTTCTTTGTAAAACGTTGACAGATGTAAGATGATCCTTTTTGGCCGCAATACCATTCTGCAGCAGGAAGCTCGATGTAATTAAATATGTTCAAAACAATAGCCGTGCCTAAAAAAGAAGCGATGAAAGCAACAATGCAGAACACGATGAAGAATGCTCGATCTGGATACGTCATAGCGTGTAAAAAATCCCTACTTCCAGCGTGAGCGAGAGCATGGAAAACAGCAATGCTCCGGTTCCTAGTAGATACTCGCCGTTCTTCATCGCGTCTTGCCCGATCGCTGCATAAAAACAGGTGTTCAATAGCAGGTAGATGATCAAGACGGCATTCATAAGAAGATGGATCAGTGCTTCTTTTTGAGCTTTGGCTTATAGGCGTCTGCTTTTTTCTTTCGTTCCTCTATGATGATATCACTGAGGAACGCTTTAATCGCAAGCTGTGCGTACATCGCATCAAGCTCTATCGTGCGTTGTTTTTCAAATTTGCGCCGGTTCGTTTTTGATGCCGCTCCCTGTCGTTCGGAAATACGGGCCATGAGCAAGTGCTGTTGCGCGCGAGCGGCAGCCTGTTTGTACGTTGATTCGGCAACGGTTAGCAGGGTTGGCTCATCGTCTAAAAGAGGCTGCTGATTATGAAGCGGTGCGAGCGCTTCTTGACGGGGATCACTCATAAGATAACGGGTTCTGTATTACGGGAGAACGGCTCATGTCGACATACCGAACAGCGCATGCACTCCTGCTCCTTTCCGTCAAGCGTCTTTGCCGCAGGGAACGCTTTGGATACGTTGGCATCTTCCTCCCATGCCTTAAACGACTGATCGAACCATTCCTTAACGTCTAGAGCGCGTGAAATGGCCTCGTCAAGCGTTTCAGGCGTGAATTGGTAGTGCTGAGCCATTTTCAGGTCTGAGTCCTTATCACCGGCCAAAATGAAGGCGTGAGCCTTAATGCCGGTCAACTCCTCAATGATCGCCCGATAAATGGCTAATTGTGCCGCGTATGACCTTGGATCGAACTTCTTTAACATGTAACAGGTTTTGATGTCGACGATGGTCACGGAGGCTAGCTCTTTCGGATCCGTATCAACCGCTACTTTCAAAACTTCCTCAAGCTTGCAGTTACCGCTGGCGAATAGCTTGAGAGCGGTAACGAGCGCCTTTGGACCAAGGAACACGTCAAGCGTTCCTTTTAAACCGATTTCCTCAGCAATGAGCGCTAACTGAAACGTTCCGCATCCCTCTTCGATCCTCGGAGCGATCATGTTTTTCCAAAGCGGATTCTCCTTAATCGCTTCCGCGGTCTCGTGCGCATTGTCCCATACGCTCGCCGTGACCTGCGTTTTTTTCTCATTGGATCGGATAGCCTTCAACTGAATGGAGAGCTCCTTCAAATCTTTCTTTTTATTTTTGAGGCTCTTCTCTTTGATCTTGTTCGCCTTTTCCGCGAGCGCCGTTTCAAGCGTTGCGATCTCTTCCTTGAGGACGTTGATCTTGCCGACTGTTTCCATGCCGGTCTGGTCCTTTGACCGGCGAACGACCTTCACGAATTTCTTCGGAACGTTTTCCGGCTCCGTCAAGAGCATATCCACGAGCGAACCATAGGTGAAGTAATCCTCTTCCGGTTGCACGTACTCCTTCGTAATGTTCTGCTCGTACCAAAGACGCGGGCACAACGAGAACGTTCGAAGATCGGAAAATGATGGAGTGTCGATACCGACAGAATATGCTCTTGACATAAGGAATGAATAGGTGTCCCTGGCGGGGATGATTAGAACAATTAGATGCGCGGAGGGCGAGCGGGAGCGCCACCGATAGACGCGGCAGGCACCTGTTGCGTAGCGCTGTTGATCTGCGCCTTCTGCTGTTTGATCGCATTCACAACTTCCGCTGCAGCGATCTCATACAGCTGCTCATAGCACTCACTAAGATTCGAAGTGTCAGCTTCGTCCAGCTCCGCACCAACTTCGGCTTCATGGCTGAGCCACGCTTTGCGGCCATCTGGCAGATCGACCTGCACGGTCTGCTTGTAGCCGCGAGAAATGGTTTTTATCGTCATAACGAATCACTGTTTGAGGCGGCACCCAAAAAGAGGTTGCCGCAATTAGGATGCGTGAATTAAAGACCGAGATCGTCCAGCGGATTGGCCGCAGGTTGAGCTGCCGTTGTTCGAGCGGCAGGCGTGGCCGCGGGCGAAGGCGCAGATGGAGCGGAGGGAAACGGTTCGTCCACTTCCGCATTCTGAGCCGAAGCCTGTGAAGCATCAGCTTTGCGAAAATTCGCAGGCGGAAGGAAGTAGCCGACTTCGTAATTGTCGTACCCTTTCGTTGCAGCGAATCCGCTCTTGCCTTTTCGGCGTTCGAGGAATTCGATCGACACGATAGCTCCCTCGGGGACGGGGTCGCCATTATCGCCGCCCTCTTCAAGTTTGCTTTCGAGCACCTTGTTTGCCCACAACGAAACGGCTTCACCGTCCGGCGGGGTCACGCCAAACGCCGCATCGTCGTTCGGGTTCGCGTACAGATCGAATTCGTACACGCGATTCGTGCCATTGGTTGTTTCAACCATGTCACGGCTTCGCAGTGATCCGACGATGCGCGGACCGGCGTATTCGGCTTTGCCGTTTTTAATGGCCTCGGAATCAGGGTTCAGAGCAATCGTCTTGCTGAACGTTTTAACTGCCTTCTTAAATTTACTCATAAAAGAGATGTACATTGAGAGAATTAGATAATATTGAATATGCTAGCAGTATTATGCTTGCTTTGTCAAGAGCTTCGGACGATTCGCAGAAAAGACTCTAATTTCTTAGGATCGAAGACATTTCCGTCCCAAAGCATATGGAGTTTTCCACAGCGCTTTTTTGCACTCGTACGCATAAGCCTCCCGCGGAGCTGCTGGATCATTAGTCGATTTGAGAACACCGGAGAGATCAAAATGATATCCGTGAGGCTCGGAATATTGATACCTGTTCCAAACACCGGAATGGTTGCGAGCGCCACGTTGCTTTCTCCCTTCTCAATTTGTTGGCACGCCTCTTCCTGGTTCTTCGTTTGACCGGTTATCATAATCGCACGCGCATCTTCACACTCCAGCTCGCGGAGCAGAACGCGCAGCGGATGAAGGTATCGGCTAGCCACGGCGATCCTCGCTTTCGGGTCACGCTCGAGAATGGAGACGATGATATCTTTGACTTGCAGCGTACGTGCGTAATCCGCATGCAGGTTCGCGTTCACCGCTTGAGAAAATTTTATGGCATCGAGATCGTGATACTCCGGCGGCACAACGGAGTGCGTGTCATGGATAACCGGCTCCACCGGAACAGCGCGGCCGGCGGAAATGATCTCGTGGGATGTGACGCGTTCAAGCAGCCTGCCGAACGTCGCGTAAATTAGAAATTCCATCTGATCTTTTCGCCGCATCGTTCCGGTAAACCCATACCGATACTCGAACGGAAATCGATTATAGAGCGTTTGAAACATGGGCGCGGCGGCCACGTGCACCTCGTCGGCAATGAGCATGCCAAAACGCTCTGATGCTTCATTAACATGTTTCAACGCCGTGCGTTCCAGCGCAACCGTGACATCACCCCAAACGGCCTTGCCACCAATGAGCGTTCCAATCGAGACATCCGGAAGGCGCGTACGGAGATCGCTCAAAATCTGTTCGGCCAGCACCTTGCGCGGGACCACGATCAATGTTTTCTGTTTGCGCTCGGCGATGAGCTTGAAGATCATATCCGTTTTACCGCTCCCCGTTGCGGCCAGGATAATTCCCTGCCGCTTCCGCATGGCCGCGTCAACGCACCGCGTTTGACGTTCGTCCAGCGTGAACGCGGTATTTACATACCTTACGCGAGGCAGCGGTCTCTGTTGCATCAGGATCTCGGGAGGATCTGTTACGCCGATCTCAAGGAGCGCCTGCTGTATTTTATAGAACTCTCCCCTGCCGGCCGTGAACCCGTTTTCCGCGGAATAGATGTAGGTCGTGATCTCTTTTGGAATGTGCGCCGTAGAGAATCCTAAACGTTCCGCGCGAGAATAGGCGGGATTTTTATAAGTAAGGTCGCGCTTGATGCGCTCGCGTGTGAGGCGCGGGATCATGCTCCATTCGAGCGCATCCATGCGAATACGTGAATCGATAATCATATGGGGTCGAAGAGCGCGGACGTAGAAGGTTAAACGCCGTCCCGCATTTACGCAATCGTACGCGGCGCTCTTCGGCCTCATGCGGCTAAATCAGATATTTGCTCCATTCAGCGAGCCAGATGAGGCGCATTTCCGTTGTCTTAAGATTCGCACGCCCGTCGTTACGCCGCAGAACGCTGTACGTACCATCCTCGCACGCGGATTCGATGATACCCCGCTCCATGCACTGGACGCCGTTTACGTCTATAAAGTACAGCGTCGTGAGGAACACGGGCGCACCGATCGCCCGATCCCAAATCTCTTCATCCACAATCTTGCGCATGGCGGAAACGACCTCGCGAAGGTCCTTCTTTATTTTCGTGCGTTTGGCGTAGTCTTTTGTCTTGAGCTCCGCAACGAGCACGTCCCTTGCGTTGCGTAGCCAGTTAAACTGTTGAAAATCGTACATCATATGCGTTTTGAACGCTCCAGGTGGCGTTTGCGCAGAGGAGCGGTTACGGTATTTTGGAATCGGAGGGCTTCTTTCTCGGCAGGAGTCAGGTACGTTACGGTCGAGATTTCCCAGTGCTTGCGTTTGAACCGCGGCAGCGCGCCTTGATTTTCAAACAATCCAATCGGAGACTCATGGAAGGGAGGATAGTGCTTCTCAAACTCGATCCGCTCTTCCCCGGGCAGCGGCTCTCCGGCCTCTGAAACGAGTACGTTAAACAGGAACGGAAGACGATGCGTGCCGATCCATTTTATCTTTGGCGGCGTTTCTGAAAAATCCGGGTGGCGTTCATGCCAGAGACGGACGAACCTGTCTGATCGGACCGCGTTAATAATGATACGGGAAAAACCACTCGGGGAAATCGCCATCATGTATGCAAGGTGCGACGTTTGCAAACGATAGACGGGCTCCATAAAACCAAAGAACCATCCGATGAATGCCGCGCGAATTTGGAGAAACGAAAGTGCGTGCGCTTCGCGCGTCGGGCGAAGGGTTGAGAGGAGAAACGCAGCCATCGGACGAATAAACGGACTTTTGCCCGGCTTACCGTGTCCGGCGGGGAGCAAGAGATGAATGGGAGGATCGATCATAGGAGGGGAGGAAAAGGATTTAGAGGGTGCATGCGTATACCGCACACGTAATCTTTTTGCAATGTCGTTTGGAGTGAAACCGCATGAAGGCGCGAATGCGTAAGGTCGCTCAATTCCTTTTTGAACGTGTTGCGGCTCTTCGTCCCGTAGCCATTCGTGCCTGCGTAGCGGCGATACGCGTTGTACACGTCCTCAAACGGGATAATCCAGTGCCCTGCGTCGCTCTCGCTCACGCGCTCTGTTTCCGATTCGATCATGTAGTTGTTCAACAGGAATTCCACAACGGGACTATTGCTCTCACGGAACGCGTCCAGTGCGTCAATCGTCTCTTTACTCTCGTAAAAGCACCCTCGTCGCTGGAGCCGCTGCCACCCCTCCATGGCCCAGCGGAGGATCCCGCTGCGTTCTTTCCACAGTTTATCAGGAAGAAAAGGATCTACGCGCGATCCGTCAAACGTTTGCTCAAACGGGATAACCAAAAAGCGGCGATAGAACGCAAAGCCGGCATCAGAGAAGCGCGGAAAGTCGTTGACCAGAATGAACAGCTTGACGAACGGACGGAATGAAAATGGGTCCTGGACGAATTTGCGCTCCGCATCCACCATCTGTCCGGAAATAATTTTTTTCAGAATGTCCGAATCAAAATAGTGCTGTTCGCTCTTTTTCACTTCCTCCACAATGTTCAACCGCTTCTGGTAGAGCGTATGCAAATTAAACTGGCCGTTCAGCTGCTTAAAGTTGAGTTGGGAAACATTGCTCGTGCCCAGGAGCCGCGTGAAGATATCCATGAGGGTTGATTTACCGTTTGACCCGCGCCCGATGAATAAAAACGCTTTTTGGAAATGGTTATACGGCGTAAGCGCATATCCGCACGCCTCCTGGATCAGCTGGATGCGCTCTCGCGTCACAACATCCTCGCGCGACTTGGCGATTTCAGCGATGAACGATTCAAAATTCGGACACTGGGGATCATTGAGCGGGTCCGCATCAACACGGTGCATGAAAAACATCTTCGGGTTGCGCGGGATCATGCGTCCAGAATCAATATCCAAAATACCCGTCCGCACATTCAAGAACGTGCCTTCTCCGGCCAAAGTATTCGTTGCAAACTCCAGCGATTCACGCGTGAGCCGTATGGACTCAAACGCTTGCAGCGACTTCACCTTCGCCGCAATGTTTGACGTGCCGCGCTTGTCCGCTAATCCGATTCGGTACAGCAGTCGATTGACGAGACATTCCACGGATTCATGCGTCATGTTTTCATACCAGCCTTCCTCTTTTCGCTGATAGAATCCTAAATTCTCAACGTAAAAAACATCGGGGTGCGCTTTCACGAATTCAATTTCAAAATGATCGTACAGCGCCTTTTTTATATCACGCGGCAGGACGGGGTACTGTTCCGGAACCCCAAAGAGGTGTTTTTGTTCAATAATTTCTTTTGGCACTTTTTCAGGTTCTTCGCCCGCTCCCAAATTAGACGGCTTCCTTCGCGACTGCCGAATGGCGATGACGCGCCGGACAATCTCGCTCACTTCTTCAAGCGTCACGTACTGCGAAAGGATCGGATCATTCCAGCCGAATACATATGGTGTAGCGCGCCGGAATGCGGACTTGACCGTGTTCCGTATTTCATATTCGGCAAGCCCCGAATAGCCGGACGTTACGACTTCGCTCAGCACGCGTTCCTCGCTCCAGCCTGCTCGGCGAAGCGCGGAGGCTGCAATGAGCAGGCATTTATTCCGCTGGCCCTCGGGGATCCCTGAAGGAGTGAGCAGCGCGCGGATGCTCGGGCGTTCCTCAATGAGGTATTCGGCATCGATGCGCTGCCATTCCGCTTCCGTCAGGCTCTCTTTGTCTCCTGCGCGTTTGAACATGGAGGCGGCCTCTTTGCTCCAGCGCTCGTTTGACGCAAGGTCCGGCTTTACTTCATGCGGCGCGGTAGCGTCCGGATTTGAAAGCCAAAACTTGCGCAGCGAACCAAACGTGTACGTCGTTTCCGGAGAGAAGTGGACGAGGCGAACCAAAAACGGATCATTCGGATGCTTGAGATGATAGGATCCCGGGACGCGAAGCACCCGCGTTACGTCTTTTGCGCCCAAATCTCCATGAAAACGTTCGATGATTTTTGCTTCGATCTTCCCGTATGTTTCGAGCAGGGATGTTCGGAGCTCGGGGTTATTACGCAGGCGCGGATCGTCAAGCAAGATCGGTTTTTGAAAGACCCAGTAGACGTGGTATCCGTTCTTGGTTTCTACAATCGCGGTCGGTGCCGGCGCGCAATCCGCCTCGGACGGATTTTTGAGGAACGCATCTCGATCGGAAAAGGAAATGCACGATACCAAATCCTCCATGACCGCACGCTTGAACGTGACGATCTGGCGATCCGTCGGCGGATTCTTTTTTTGCGGGTAGTCAATGTCCGCGTATACGGTATTCAACGAATACAGGTTCTCTGTTTTTCTGCTCATGTCCGTCTTGAAGCCGTTGACAGAAAAAAAGATGCCATACCCCGAAGCCTGCCTGGCCGGATTCGGAAAGGCGATCGTTTTCGGCGTTAATCCGTCGACGCCGTACGAGTGGATGATCGGAAAATTTTCCGAATCATGGATGTAGCAAAGGAGGTGCGCACGGAACAGGCGGAGAAAGGCAAACGGGCCGTCTGCGGACGCCCAGTGCGGGGACCGAACATCATAAAAAGACGATTCGCTCTGAACGGGCAATGTCAAAAGGTCGGGACGGAAACCTTTTTGCGTCATAGGAAATCAATCGTCAGTGTTATGGGGCACTCTGTCCAGGCTCGCCTGGCGTCTGGCGATGCGCTGCCGGATTCGTTTTTTGCGCGCGCGTTGGCTCCATGAAGCTTTGGCCGCGCGACGGGAAAGCACTTGGCGCTGGTGTTTGGTCAAGTTAGACATGCGCACGCGTCCGCCTTCCGCGCGAAAAATCTTTAAATCCTCTTCGGTGAGTGCGGCACGCGCACGTCTCATGTTGCGAAGTTCGCTTGAACGCGAAACGCGCGACCGGAGCGCTGAGCTTCCACGGGAGAGCGCGCGCCGTTTTTCATTCGCTCGTAAATGCATAGGGCGCAAGATACAACACAATCGCAGGATATGCAAGCCGTGTTATGCTGGCTTTTTTCGTTTTTGTGTGGATAAAAAAATAATAAAAAGCGGTCACGCGGAGTCATGTTTACGTGCGAGATTCACATGCTCAGCGAGCAATTTTAGCAAGCACGAGAAGCCGCACGAGTAGCAGCGGAACCATAGGCGTCCGTCTTCGTACGTTTTTACGCCTTCTTGTGAACAGTAGGGACATTTTATGTTCATAAATTAGTAACGCGGACCGTGACGGTTTTCACGCGCCTACGGATACGCGGCTTTGCTTGCGCGAACGCACGACCTAACGCGGTGCGAACGCTGGATGCTTCGAGCGTGTCGCGATCCATGAGAATGGGGCGCTGATCCGCGAAGACTTCGACGCGAAAAGATTTCATAGATGTATTATTTATTATGTCTCCCCATCTTCCCCCTCGTCCGGATCATGCGCGGGCAAAATATGAAAAACCGCGGGAGTCCGGAACGAGAGAGAGGACGGAGAGGGGAGCCGATTGGGAGGCTCCCCGCTGATCGTCGGTGAAAGGGTCAAGCTATAGCAGGTTCCTCTACAGGGACGCAAAAAAGCAGAAAATCTTTAACGGTTGTTCCTCCTCCGATGTAAAACTTCCCTTCATGACAGAAGAAAAGATCATATACGGGCATGCCTTGCGCATTGTGAGTAACTGGTTCTCCCACAAGAAACGCATTCGAGAGCATGAGACGAGGAGGAAGGACGCCTAGCATCTCATCGTAGAGTTCTTCGGTGCATTCGTTCATCGGCGAATGTTGCATAAGTTCCGTTTGGAAACGTTTTTGCATATTTTTTAATGTTCGGCGGTTCTTAGATGATCCGCTCATCCCGTCCGGCGGAACCGGACGAGGGAGGGGGTCAGAACGGGCACGGGATCACTTCCGTTGTTTGTCCTACTGCTAGCGCGCCCGTTGACGTGACGCTCACAGGCGGGACGTTCTGAAAGGCGAGGGAGGCGTCTATAATCTCCGTTTGTCCTTCCTCAAACACGGTATAAGTTCGGAACGTGGCGCGCACGGTTGATGTTTCCTTGCCGTCCGCGTTCTTCCTTGTTTCAACGTATCCAGCGTCTTCGTCACGGCTCACAAACGCTATAGCGAATCCGTGTTGGCCTTTCATGACCATCCTTCCGGACTCCTGCCATTGCTTGAACGTGGCATAGACCCCGGCGGGTGCGCCTTGTAGGGCAAGCATTGACGCATTCCACGGGCTGTAAACGTGTCCGCGGGCTGATACGTACCCCGTAGGGATAACGCCCGCCTTGACCGCTTCTCTAACCTTAGCGGTGAGGGCTTGCCGTTCCGCGCGCTTCTTCGCGCGTTGGGCTTCTGTATATTTACGCATATTTTTGAATGTTCTCGGCGGTAAGTCCCGCCCTGTACCGCCCCCATTCTAACGAACAGGGGAGGAGGAGGACGCGCGCGGGGGATCCGCGCGGGTGACTTCTTCATGGATGCGGCGCTTGCATTCTTCACGCTCGCGGGCTTCATCCATGCGGAAGATGATAGAGATAAGGTGCAAAACGGGTTCGTTAGAGTCGGTCATTTCGTGGTTCCTTTTGGGTTGATCCGCTCATCTCTCCCGCCAGTAGCGGGAAAGGGAAGGGGTCAATATGCACCCCAATATGCACCCGTTGCAATGTCTATTGTCTGCTTTGTAATGACGGCAATTTTATATTTCGCCGCTTTGTCCATGCCTTCTACGACCCCTTGCGCGTCGCTTCGGGTCATGTTTAGGACGTGTTCACAAAACACGGTAAGCGCTTCATCAATGGCTACGTCTTCCATATGGTTGTAATGTTCGGCGGGTTTATGATCCGCTCATGCTTGCCCCCAGACCATTAGAGGGGCAAGCGGAGAGGGTCAGCCTCACTAATTCATCATCGGCCACGCGGAGTTTACCCAGTAGACCCATGCGAGGACGGCGAGCACGACGCCCACGGTGAGCGCGAGCGAGCGCAGAGAGGTGCGCGCGGGCGCGTAAATGGTCACGGCGGGAAGGATATGGAGGCAATCGTGAGTCGCTAGATGATCGGGTCGATCTTCCAGTGCTAGAGAGTGTTCGTAATCCATACGCGTGAGCTTGTAGCGGAGGCCTTGAACAGTTCCGCTGTAGGCGGTGGACATATACATAGTGTAAGGAGCTTAGGAATGAGTGGGAGGCGGCGCGGCATCGGTCGGGTTTCTGTTCCTTCTCGAGCAACGCCGCCCATTGCTGCATACTGGCTTGGCGGGAGCTATCCAGCCGTGGCCGGATCGTCTCGCTTCGTGGTGCCGTTTCTTGACGTTAAGGACATAATAACACTGCTGGCATGATCTGTCAAGTGTGCTAAGTTAAGCGGTGTTTTAGTGTTATTGTGGATAATTATATTTAAAAAAGAAAATGTGCTAATGTCATATTTTAATCAATAATAATAACATTGTGTTAAGTTCTTACATTGAAGTATTGAAAAGTCATAAAAATATGTCAATGTCATATTTTATGATTTATTTATTGATAATCTTTGAGATATTACAATTTAATATATTATATTTTTAGATTATTAAATTATATAAAAAAAGAAAGGAAAGAAAACTTGATAAGATGTAAAGAATATTTGATAAAAAGAATAAAAAAATATATATATGGTTTTTCGTAAAAACATGAAAAGCCCGATGTAATGTCACTTTTAGCCTTTAGAATTAAGCTAAAACATTACATTAGTTAATTTCAATGGGCGGTTAAGCGATATTTTACGTATTGGATCATATTTTTTTTCATAAAGCGCCTCAAATTATCTTTAAAAATTAACTTTTTAATTTTTATTATTGATTCTTTTATTTTTGATAAAACATTCAAATAAAAATGGTTTATTCGTTTTTATTCTTATTTTGTGCAGAAATGTAAAAACATTTAAAGAGAAATGGTTTTTTCGTTTTTGCTAAGGTTTATTCAAAAAGATAAGTTGACTTTACAAAAAGCTAAAATTTGGCTAAGTTCACTTTACTTCATCAAATTGTAAAATGGCCTTGATCTTTTTGAGTGTATATTGATTTTATCGCTTAACTTAGCAATTCAAAGGGTCGCACAATACTTTCTTGTGCGACGCATAAAATGCCAAATAATCAAAAACATTAGGGTTTTTTAATATCCCTAGCGTGACGATTGAGGCGGACGAGGGGTGCTGGCAGTGTGCCGGCAGAATGGAATCCATACCCCCATACCCCCACCCAACCAAAAGACGGCGGCGAGAAGTCGGGAGCGAAAATGGACCATATCCTCTCCCCTCTTTCTTCGTCTCTTATTTTAATTTTTTTTTTGGCCATGGGCACCCCGAAAAAAAAAAATTTTTTTCGATATTGAGCTGGCAGTATTGTGATATTGAGCCTTCGTGTGCTAGAATGCGTACCATGCCGGTATGGAAGAAAGCAGAGGTTAAAGAGCTCCTCGTCTCAAGTGAAGATATCCCCGGGTCGCAGGTCCCCGTACCTGCCAGGCCTGTTTCAGATGTCTTGAAAGTTGACGGCCCCATAGCCTTCCCGATGGTTGCGGCATCTATCGTGGAATATTTTAATCAGCCGGAATACGAGGACGTTGAGGAGAAGATCCCTCTGCGCGATGGAGGTATAGAGATTTCGATGCGTCGTGAGCATCGACCGTTCCCGTTGATCGAGGAGTGGTGCACGAGAAACGGCCTCACAGTGGCGTTGCTGCGTGAGCTCGCGCAACAGTCCGATGAGATCGCCCAAGCTATCCAGTTTGCCAGGGACGTGATGAAGACCTATCTTGTACGCGGCGGCCTGGCGAAGATCTACGATACGCAGTTTGCCATCTTCGTGGCGTCGAATGAGACCGGGATGCGCGTAAAGTCAGAGGTGAAACATGTGACGCCGAAGAAGTCGAAGGATATCCTTGACGAAATTGAAGCGGAGGAAGAGCCGATCATTGACTGATTTACCGATTCATCGATCTATGGAAATACATCCCGGGGAGATCTTGTTCATTTTTCTTTTTTTCGCGGCGTCCGTCATCGTGTGCTGGGATCACCTATTTTGAACATGCTATAGACCTATGACAGCGACTCTCGAACGCGTGAAAAATAAACTGCTTTCCATTGACGATTTTAATTTTGAAAATATCGAAGAGGATGAGTTGAAGAAGAAGTTAAAAGATCCGAGGTGGCGTATCTCGCATCTCTATAAAATTTTAGACGAAGATTTTAAAGTCGTGACGTTTAAACCGAATCTGTTCCAGCGGTTTCTTCTTCAGCATCTCCACTGGCGCGTGATTATCGCGAAAGCTCGGCAGCTTGGAATGTCGACGTTCATCGAGATCTTCATTCTCGATCAATGCCTGTTTCACAAGAACACGTCAGCGGCCATCGTTGCGGACAAAAAAGAGAATGCAAAGAAATTGCTCGGGAAGGTTTTGTTCGCCTGGGATCATTTTCCGGAGCCGTTAAAGGAGCACCTGGGGCTCGTCTCCGCTTCCGACTCGAAAACGGAGATCACGTGGACGAATGGATCGTCCGTGTTTGCAGGGACTACGATTCACTCCGGAACGCATCGGCTCTTGCACCTCTCCGAGCTTGGTCCGCTCTGTTCCGATTCGGCGGAGAAGGCTGCCGAGGTTGTGCAGTCCGCTATCCCGACGGTGCCGGACATTCCGAACACATTCGTATTCATCGAATCAACGGCCAGGAATGAGGGTGACCTGTTCCACGTGCGCTGCCTGGATGCGATGGCGGCAACGAAGCAGGCGCGGTTGAAGTATCCGGACAACCCGAGCAAGGGGTTGAGCATTTTGGAATACCGGTTCTTTTTCTTCCCGTGGTGGAAGGCGTCAAAGAACGAGCTCGGAAAAGCAGAGGCGGAGACGGTTGAGCTTCCGCGCGTGTTCAAAAAGTATTTTGAGCGCATGGAGCGAAATTTAGGGAAGACGTTCTCGCAGCAGAAGCGCGCATGGTACGTGTTGAAGTCGCGTGCGCTCAAGGAAAAATTTGATGAGACGGACATTACGCGGCGCATGCGGTCCGAGTATCCGTCGTATGCGGCGGAAGCATTTCTCTCCGGCGGCAGCAAGCTGTTTGATTCGGACATCATTAACGAGAAGATTCGCGCGGAGGCGGCTGTGCCGATCGAAGAGACGGATGATCACATGCGCACGGGCGCGAAGTGGAAGATCTACAAACACTTTCACAAGAATCATCGGTATGGCATCGGCGCGGATACGAGCATGGGCGTGGGCGGGCACCATTCGACGGCTGTTGTCGTCGATTTCACGACGCGCGAGATCGTTGCGACGTACAAGTGCAATACCATTCAGCCTGATGATTTCGGCAGGGAGCTGGCGCGTGCCGGCCGCTGGTATGGGACGTGTATCATCGCGCCGGAAATGAACTACGGCGGGACAACGATCGGTGCGTTGAGCGAGGAGTACGAAAACATCTATCGATACCACATCATGAGCGGAGACGAGCCAAAGGAGACGGAGCGGTTGGGCTGGCTAACGAACGTCAACACGAAGTCGACGGCGCTCTTCGGCCTCGCGACCGCGTTCCAGGACGATGAGTCCCCGTTTACCTGCCCGGACCCCGCGATTCTCTATGAGGCGCTCTACTACGACAAGGAGGATATTCTAGTGCCGAATACGGTCAAACAGGCCAAAGGGATGACGAATCACTTCGATCTGCTCATGGCAGCGGCGATCGCGGTTCAGATGGACGCGTACGCGGAACAATCCGGAGAGATGGAGGAGCAAGAGATCACGCAAACGGTTATGACGCGACGCAACAGGAAGCGCGGTTGTAGATAGTGCGTTCTTTGGTGTATACTTTTGACGACCTATATGCCAGGTGAATACCCGGGACAAAAACAGCGCGCTGAAAACGTGGCCGCGACCGCGGGATCCGGTAAAAAGACGGCTGATCAGCAAGAACCGGAGCAGGATATTGTGAAGGCGTGTCAGCAGGCGGTGAAAAATTTTACGGATAATTCCATTCTCGTTGTGGAGGGTGTGCCGTTTAATTGGCTGAAAACGTTAAAGACGATCCATCGCTATTTGAATTCGGTATTTGAAGGCGAGTCAGAGGTTACGACGGATCCGTTCAATCGAAAAACGCGGGATGAGAACGGCGATGATCTGTATTTTTACAATATCATTTTGCCGCGGAATGCTCACGCGACCAAGAATATCGATATTGACCGGAATAATCTTTCGATCACGACGGATTGTGAAGATGGCTGGTTCTTCACGTTCCTGCTTCGCAATGAATTTCAGCGATGGATGGAGAAAACAAAATTCGGTGAGACGCTGAATACGATTGCGACGGATCTGCCGAATTTCGGCAAGGTCATTCTAAAAAAATGCGGATCGGGTTCGGATGTTCGCGTGGAGATTGTTGACCTGCGAAATGTCGTGTGGGATACATCGTCGCGAACGTTAAAAGATTCGCCGATCTTCCTCGAACGCGTGATGATGTTCCCATGGCAGATTATGGAAAAAGTAGGGAACAGGGAAGATGGCGGATGGGATAAGGAGGCCGCGGAGCGCTTGATCAGTCAGTCGACGGCGAAAGGGGACAAATTTATCAAGAACATATCCCCGTCCGGCGAGGCGTTGACCCAGTTTTCCATGACGGACACGATGAAGCAGATGGACGTTTGGGAAGGGTACGGATGGTTTGAAGATACGGAGGAAGAAAACGGGGAGCCGATCTACGCATACAAGAAGGTCATTATCGGATCGCTTGACTCGGGACATGCGGAGCTCTTGTATGAGGAGAGTGTGGAGGAAGAGGATTTTGTGTATCGCGAAATAGACTGGTTCCGCAAATTGCCCGGCCGTCCTCCTGTCTCGAATAGCGAGGTCATGTTTGATTTGCAGGTGCAGATGAATGAGGTGATCAACGAGGTGCAGAAGTGTTTGCGAAACGGCACGCTGCAGATTTTTCAGACGGCGCGGTCCAGTGTGTATCGTAACTTGATGCAGGATGCGCAGAACGGGGACGTGATTGTGACGAGAGATCCACTCACTCCGTTGGATTTTGAGATGCGGTCGTTCCAGGAATTCCAGACGGTATTTCAGAACATCGAGGCGCAGGCGGACCGGCTGTGTAATACGCCGGATGTTGTGACGGGTGATACGATGCCGACGAATACGCCGTTCAGGTTGAGCGCGCAGCTGGGGTTCTCGGCGGCGAAAATTTTTGATCAGGCTCGTGAAGATATCGGCATGGCGCTGACGGACATCTTCTTTAACTGGATACTTCCGGAAATCATTGATGAGTTGACCGTTGAACACATCATCGAAGTATCCGGATCCGTGGATGAGATGAAGATGTTTGAAGAGAAGTATCGGAAGTATGCTGTTGCGCAGGCCGTTAAAAAGTACATTTTGCAAACGAACCATCTTCCGATGCGGGGAGAGGTGGAGATCGTGGAGAATGCGCTTTCCGAACAGATGCGCGACCGGCCGAAGAAGGTCGAGATCGAACGAGACTTCTTCTCGCTGAAAAAGATCAGGAGCTTGCGTGTATACTTTGACCTTATGGATGAGCGGCGCGATCTGGCCGCGGAGCGCGATACGCTGTTGACGTTGGTCTCGAGTATCGGGTCGAATCCGGACTTCTTCCTAAATTCCGAAGAGGGCCGTGCGCTAATGAGCCGCATCATGGAGTTCTCAAACATCTCGCCGCTCATGCTCGCATCACTGGCCGCAAAACCGGTTCCGAAGGCTCAAGGCCAGGCCGGAGCGCGAGGAGGGACGCCCGAAGCTGCGCCGCCCGGAGAAAAAACGGTTGTGCCGGAGTCCGTTAAGAATCAGCCTGTTGTATGACGAAGCCTGTCCACGCCGGCGAGCGCTCTCCAAATCATTCTGACGGTACTTCACGTGCGCGTGAAGATGTTCCGTTGGTTGCTCGTGCGCTTCTTCCCCATGAACAGGATATTGTCCGGCAGCTTGCAGAGGATTCGCACGGTCCGGTACGTTTGCTCCTCATCGCGATCGCGAACGAGATTAAACAGCTGGATTCGTTGCAGCATATTGATATTGGCGTAGATGTCCCGAACAATATCGTCGGGGAAAAGGTTCGTGCGGCGCGGATGGCCTATGACACGTTGCTCACAATCTTCGAATCACTTGGATTCGGAATGATGGGAGAGTTAATTCATAAACACGAGAGGATGAAAAAAAAGTCCTATCGGTAATCTCTATGAAGCGAAAAAAGAGTCGCGGTTCAAAGCGTCCCATGAAGGTTGGGTCCTTGAACGGACGAAAGGCGCGAGAGCGCCGCATCACGACCGGGCGCGGTGTTGTGAAGTCGGTTGGTCGATCCAATCGAAAGACGAACGCCCGCCAGGAACGGTCGAAAACCACGAGAGCTTGATCCTCTGATCTGTTTTCGTGTATACTTAAGAAATATACGCCACTAAAGGCATAAAAAAGACTCGCCACTAAAGGCATGAAAAGACTATGAATCTCAATGAAATCCTTGCAAAGGACCCTACTAAGATTACAGAGGCAGAGCGTGCATTTTTAGTAAAGAACACGTTCAACCTCACGCGAGAGCAGTGTAAGAAGTTCAACATTCCCGTTGGCGACGATGAGGACGACGATGACGATGAAGATGATGAGGATGATGAAGACGGCGATGGGGATGAAGACGACGACGATGAGGACGACGAAGACGACGACGATCTCGATGATATCGAGGACGCCGACGTTACGCCGGACAAGTTTCGTCAAGTGAATGCGCAGCGCAAGCATCACAAGAAAAAGCGTGAAAGCGCAGAACAAGAACGTGATGATCTTAAGCGGCGCATTGAAGCTTTGGAGAAAAAGGGCTCCAAGAAGAGTCAAAAGGGAAAACAGAATTCTGCCGATGATGGCGACGAAGCGCGCTATGATCGGGAACGCAGCGATTTCCGTTTTGACTATCCCGACTTAAAAACTAAGACCGTTGACCAGATTGAGGCATATGCGCGCGCGAAGGGCATCTCCCTACGCGAAGCAGCGAAGGATAGTCTCGTTAAATCCATGATTCGACGAGCAAAAAAGAAAGCAGCCGTGGATAAGGCATCCGCACCCACCGGAAGCTATCGTCCCGGATCTGTCAAGAGCAAGCGCAAAGACTGGAGCGGCGCGACTTCGGAAGAGATGAAGCAGGAGCGCCTGCGCCGTCAGAACGCGCGCGAGTAAGTGTTCGCGTGTTGTACAAACCGTCCGTGTACACATTTGCGTCAGTGCATATATTCGATCGGGGTCATCGACAATCATCTTTATGATTACCCTGTCAAACATTTCGCATGTCAACTCTTTCTATGACATGCAGATGATTCAGCGGTTTCTCCCGACGCTTTTGCACGGGCTGTTCGCCCAGGTGCGAGATGTTCCGAAGGGAAAAACCAATGTCATCAAATTCCGCGGTTACAACGCCATTGACGTGACGACGGATCCGACGCTCACCGAAGGCGTGACTCCGGTGGCGGCAGCCGTTACCGTTTCAGACTTAAACGCGACGCTGGTGCAGCTTGGTCGTTTCGTGGAGTACACGGATGCGATCATTGAGACTACGGAAGATCCGTTCCTCGATGAGCTTTCTTCCATGATCGGTGAGAATGCCGGTCAGCACCTCGACATCGTGACGCGTGAACAGCTTATTGCCGGCACGAGTTCGCAGTTTGCGAGTACGGCAACGGCCCGCGCCGAAGTAACGGCGGTCATGCAGTTGACGCTTGACGAAATTCGTGAAGTCGTCCGAACGATGAAGGGGAACAACGTCCCGAAGATTACGAGGATGCAGCTGCCGAATGGCAACATCGACACGATCCCGGGAAACGCGTGTTACATCGGCATCATTCACCCGAACGTCACGTATGACCTTAAGAACGATCCGAATGCAGGGTTCATCGAAGTGCAGAATTACCCGTCGCAGGACGGCATTCTCCCCGGTGAAGTCGGCCGAATGGATGAAGTTCGTTTCATCGAATCCACGTACGCGTCTCCGGCGGAAGATGCCGGCGCGGACGGGAACGATGTGTACCTAACGCTCATCCTTGGCGCAGACGCCTTTGGCGTTTCCCGCGTGTCCACGAAGGAGCTTGAAATGATCATCCACAATCCCGGCGAGGCTGGTGCGGCTGACCCGCTCAACCAGCGCGGTTCCATTGGTTGGAAGTGCTGGTTCATCACGAAGATCCTTCGCCAGCTCGCGATGGTGCGCATCGAGCACGGATGCTCTGTTGACGCATAAACATTCGTGGTGCAGTAGTAGAAACGGAAGTAACGGATGCACTGAATAATTCAATAAATTTTTCTTTTTCGTATGCCTAAGAAAAATGAGATGGAGGACGAGGATCTCGACCAGCTCGATGAGGATGTAGGGGACGTGTCCGATGAGGAAACTTCCGATGAAGAGACTTTTGACGAGGAAGAGTCTCTTGATGAAGATGAGGATGTAGGGGACGAAGAGTCCGAAGGGGACGAAGAGTCCGAAGGGGACGAAGAGTCCGAAGGGGACGAAGAGTCCGAAGGGGACGAAGAGTCCGAAGGGGACGAAGAGTCCGAAGGAGACGAAGAGTCTCTTGATGAAGATGAGGATGCGGTGGACGAAGAAGATGATGAGTCGGCCAAAAAGAAAAGGGGGAAGCCGGCCAAAAAGAAAAAAGGGAAGCCGGCCAAAAAGAAAAAAGGGAAGCCGGCATCCGCATCAAAGGCAAAGAAAACGTCCTCTAAGAAGTCCTCGAATAAAGCGGATGTTGTCGATCCTTTGAAGTCGTATGCTTTCGGTGATCTCCGTATCGTTAAGAAGATTGGAAGGAAAACCGAAGGACCGAAAGCGCGTCGCGTTCGCGAAAAGTTCGCCGAAGCGAGGCTTGTATCAACGGTCATTCCGGCGGATCCGTTCAATCCGAAAGTCCGCGTTCAAGAGTTTCAGATCAACGGTCTTGTGTTCGTTATTCCAATGGGACGGACGGTCATGGTCCCTGCTCCGGTTGCCGCATTCCTGGAACACACGCTGTTCGCTGGCCATCCGAAGTACGATGAGCTGATCGCTGCGTTCTAACCTTGATCGATTAATTCGTCTTTCTTGCAGTTCGTAACTGCATGTCTAATCCATAAGCAATAAAATTGCTATGTCTAATCCAGAAATCAGACCTCCGGGCATTGCCTCTAAGCAGTTGAACGGACTGATCAATGCCGTTAAGAACATGTGCCATACGTATCCGAACCTTGCCATCGGTTCCAGTGCGGCGGCAAAGGTGAAGATCTCGAACAACACTGACGTGAGTGTAAAGGGCAAGATGTTCCAAGTAACGGCGGCAGAGGTCGCGTTCACAGCTACGGATGATGACATCGAAGCCGATGCCAACGTCATCCGGGAAGCGGTCTATCTCGTTCTTGTTGATGAGGATGGTACCGCCTCTCTGTACAAGGGAACGGAGGCTTCGGGTTCCGGAAACGCCGAGGTTCCGGAAACGCCGGAAGGGTACGCGTGCATTGGGTACGTCCGTATCGCTGTCGCTGCCGGATCAACCGACTTTAACGCGAGTACAGATGAGCTCAGTGCAGCACATCTTACGGACACCTACGTCAACCTTTCGGCAAACTGCGAAAACTGGGGTGAGTCCTTGTAAGGCATGTCCCGAATCCCGCTCTTTTCAAGGGCGGGATGATCGGATATGACTTTAGATAATCTCCGTGATAGTGCCAGGCGACTGGTATCAAAAGATTTGACGGTTTCAGGTTGGCCGGACGCCAGCCTGGATGCAGCTATCAACGAATGGTATCGAGAGGTCACAGGATGGGTTTTTGAGGCTATGGGGACGTGGGAATTCAAGGGTGATACGGTGGAATGGAACCTGTCCGAAAGTGTTGCGAAGTATGCGTTCCCTTCGGATCTTGTTGCGTTGAATAGGCTGGAGGTAAAATACGACGCGGACAATGATTATGTTCTTTGCCATCGCATCGATGATAAAGAGATCGATACGGAAGCGATTCAGAATGGATCACTCGCCGAAGTGTCAACAACGTTGCCCGGGTATAGGTTATTCGGGAATGCAATTTACCTATATCCTATTCCGACGGAAGATGTAACGGGTGGGCTGTTTGCGGAAATTATTTCGGATGTGACGGATCTCTCCGAAGATGACGACTTGCCTGTTATCAATCCGCTGATTCATAAAGTTCTTGCCGTTGGAGCCGCATTCGAGTATGCTAGTTCTGAGCGAGCGTTCCGATTGGCGAGTATGCTGGAAAAACGGCTGTATGGAAATTATGATCGTGACTCGAAGTCATTGATGTATCAGGTTCAGATGTTGGTGGAACGTGTTGATGTAGGCGTTCGCCAAAGATTCCAGCGTCGTAGAAAAAGCTATCGTTAAATCTTTTCATTAAAAGCATATGTCCGAAGTTGTATCCATCCCTAGAGTCATTCGACGTGAGCGTGTCTTATGTACAGGATTCGCAAATGCGATCCAGGCAACGGCTGGTCCGTGTAAGCAGTTGCTCATTAAAGCGCGTGATGGAAACGCGGGAGTTGAATCGGGAGCCGGTCACGCCGCGAACAGTGATTCTGTCATCATGTTCGTTGGTGACGATGGCGATAACCTTGCTGCGCATGATGGGTATACACTTCAGCCCGGTGAGGCGATAACGCTTGCCGTTGGCGACGTGAGCTTTCTGTATTTTCGCGGTGCGAATGGAGACAGTGTAAATATTCTTGTTCTTGCATAATCATATGAATACGACTAAAGGTCTTTACGCATTAAACGCTCGTCTGTTTTCTGATGAGATTCCTCCGTTCATTTTTATTGGAATTGGCGAAGGTAAAAAAATCGTCAGTGATCAAGACGAGCATCTGGATAAAGAATTTCTCGATAGCGGCATGCAACGGAAAAGGGCGAACGTTGTCGTGAATCCCGATGGCTCTGTGACGCTCTCTGCGGAATTCCCCTGCAATAAGACGGCGGTCATTTCAGAGCTGGGCGTCTTTAATGAGAACGTCGGAGGAACGATGTTGCGTCGGATCCTCGTCGGTCCGTTTAACGTTAAGGTTGGTACAATGTATCAGCCGAGCATCACGTTAAAATTGCCTGAGATCACGGATTCGACGGAGGAGGTTTAACCTATGCCAGTTTTTGCATCTCCCATTCGAAGCGGTAAACCATCCGCGATGCCTCGATGGCTTTTCCGTTTGCTGAAAAAGACAGGGCAGTTGCAAAGCCTTCCGTCAAAACACTTTATTCAAATCAAACATCGCGTGGGAGTCTCGTGTCGGATCAGTCAGCCTGTCAGGAAATGGTATGTGAGAGCTCGAGAATGCACGTATGAGCGTGTTTTGTCCCGGATTGCTCCCATGCTGCGTTTTTCGTCTCGCATCAGCGCTCACGTGAAAAATGCGGTTCGCCTCTCTTTTTCTTATCTGATGGAGGTTGAGTCAAGGGCGCCGGCGTATCGAATTGATGTCTCGGTGCGTCAAGTGATCGAAGAGCGCCAGCGGATCGATTCCGTTTTTCATCTTTGGATGCACCCGATATTCGGAACAGAGCGTTCGCGCTTCAAGCGGGGTGGGGAATCGTTTGCCATTGGAAGAATTAAAACGGATCCCGTTGTTTACCCTAAGCACTTATGAGATCGTTCGCCGGCGTCCTCGCTACAGCTTCGGTTATTGCCGCGGCGGTTATTCAGTCTATTACGTTCAGCACGGGCGTCGGTGAAAATTTGTTAATCTCGGACACGACGACGACGACGAAATTGTGCATTGGTTCGGATTGTCGCACGACGTGGCCGACGAGCGGATCGAGTGGTTTTACATCTAACTGGACAACGTGCAACGACGGGACGTGGGGCGCGACCATGGCTCCCAGTTCCACGAATTACGCTGTTTCATCTACGGAGTTTGCCGCTGATTACGCCACGACGACGAATCTTTGGGCCACTGATGCAAATTTGGACAACGTGACTTCAACGCATCTAAGCGTTTCAAAAATAACCAGCGATTTAATTTCCATTTCTAATAATTCGTTCGATCTCGGTTCCCCGCTCTATTCATGGAAAGACATCTACGCCTCCGGGACGATTTATGGAGGAAATATAAAAGATAATCAAGTTTATATATCCCATCCGCTAGGCAATTCGGCATATTTTTCCGATGGGCAAATTCTCTTTCTAGCTCCAGCGGGACACGGTGCTATATCCTCGTTAGAAATTTTGTCAAGCGGAACGACGATTGAAGGAGGATTGGTATGGGATAACGCCACGGGCACCTCCGCCACCACGACGAATTTCGCAACGACGAATCTTTCGGTGGGTGGCCAGTTGGTTTGTTTGGCAGATGGGACGAATTGTTCGGCAACGGGCGGGTTTATTCCGACGTTCGATCAAACGCTGAAAGCAAACCGTGTAGCGACTACGACTCCCGACTTCCAGCAAGGACTAACAGCAACCACGGGGACGTTTGACAACGCGACTTCAACGAATCTCGACGTTTCAACGCGCCTTGGTTTTGCTGGTGCCACAGGAACAAGCCTGTTTGCAACCTCTCTCGGTTCGACGACGTTCTACACAACGAATGGAGTGATTACAAACGCAAGCAGTACCTCATTGTATGTTTCAGGGCTGTCTCAATTTGGAGATATAACGTTCACGGGAGCTACGGGAACGGAATTGGAATTAACAGACCTGCTGTTTACAAGCGGTACGGGAACGGAATTTGCGGTAACGAATGTGAATAGCGATTTGATTCCATCTGTAAATAATCTGTTTGATCTCGGCTCTCCTTCCCTTTCATGGAAAGATATTTACGCCTCCGGGACGCTCATGTTGGGTTCCACGATCCAAGACCAAAACGGAATTACACTAGCAGACGATGAAGATTTTGCTATCGAAACAGGCGGATCAGGAGGAATAACGCTACAATCCGAAGACAGTATACTTATAGACGCAGACGCGACCAAAATAGATTTGACCAGTACGAATATAACTATTATTGGTGATATTCTTGCAAATGATACTGATACCTACGACTTTGGTTCCCCGTTGAAATCCTGGAAAAATATCTACGCGTCGGGAACGCTCATGGTGGGAGACGGGTCGATCTCGGCGCCGTCCATCACGTTCGGAAGCGACACAAATACGGGGTTCTATTCCGTTTCAAACGAGGGAGTAGCCGTTACCATAAACGGGACAGCTAAATATGGCATTTTGAATTCTAAATTCCGTCCAGCCCTTGGTCAGCATAACAGCATTGACCTTGGCCAATGGGGGACGGCATGGAAAGACATCTACGCCTCCGGAACCATCTACGGCGTAGACGCTAATCTCGCTACATTGACCGTGACGGGAACGAGTACGCAAGGATCAATCTATCTCCCGCAAGATGGCGGATTCCTCACATTGGCAGATATGGAGGTCGCAGGCGCGACTGTAGGTACACAGGAAAGCTACACCTTGTCCCTCGA